AATGGGATTTTATGAATCAGATTATATGCGGAGACAGTTTGGAGGTTTTGAGGGGGTTGGAGGGGGAGAGTGTGAATTGTGTGATAACGAGCCCTCCGTACTGGGCGTTGCGGGACTATCGGGTGGAGGGTCAGATAGGGTTAGAGGAAACGCCTTTGTTGTATATTCAGCGTCTTGTGGAGGTCTTTCGGGAGGTACGGCGGGTGTTGCGGGAGGATGGGGTGTGTTTCTTAAATATGGGGGATACGTATCAATCGCACGCCGGGAATTATGCGTTATGCAGTGGATTTCAAGGGGAAGAGGTTCGGAGGGATGGGGAGCGCGGCAAGTCGAAATATGGTCCGCTGGAGAAGGGGATAGCGTATTTCGGTGCAAAAAAGAGCGGAATAAAGAACAAGGAGGTGATTGGGATACCGTGGCGTTTGGCGTTTGCATTGCAGGAGGATGGATGGTATTTACGGCAGGATATTATTTGGCACAAGCCGAATCCGCTTCCGGAGTCTGTTAGGGATCGGTTTACGAAGGCGCACGAGTATATTTTTATGCTCACGAAATCCTACCAATATTGGTTTGACAGTGAAGCTGTAAAGGAGGATTCGGTGGATGAGGAAAGTTATAAGGGTAGGAAGTTTCGGGGGAGACATCGAATCTTTGAGAGTGGGAGTGTTCCTTTTCGTCCGAATACTTTGCATAGTGGGGAGAATAAGATTTTGGGAAAGGTCTATCCCAAGCGGAATCGCCGGTCTGTGTGGACAATCCCCGTAAAGGCCAAGGGGAAAGAGGACTGGATGCTGGAGGATGGGAGAGAGATAATGCATTTTGCGACGTTTCCGGAGGAGTTGGTGCGGACATGCCTGCTGGCCGGATGTCCGGAACAGGTGTGTGGCAAATGCGGGACACCCAGGAGACGGATAATAGAGCCGACGGCGGAATATCGGGAGAAACTGGGGGTGGATTTCTGTCTGGAACAGAGTCAGTCCAAAGAGTACAGGATGCAGGTCGGCAGAAGCAAAACTCCGAACAAGAAAGACTCCTGCTGTGCGGAATATCAAACGGTCGACTGGACGGACTGCAGATGCGGGGCCGGGTTTATTGGCGGAGTGGTTTTGGACCCGTTCTTCGGCAGTGGGACGGTTGGGGTTGTGGCGGTGCGTTATGGTCGGCGATATATTGGTATAGAACTGAATCCAGATTATGTGAAACTGGCGCAGAAGCGGATACAGGCAGAAGAAGAGAGATTTGGATTATTAAAGGAGGCATAAAATGAGCGATAAATCGAATCTGGATAGTCTCATTAACAAGAAAGTTATCATACAATACCAGAACTGGGATGGGACGGTGCAGTTTGATGGGATAGGGACATTGAAAAGGAGTTTGGATAAATCGTATGAATATGTATTAGAGGAAAATCGTTTTCGTTGAGTTTCTGTGCAGGGTCTATCCGGAAAATACGTACTGATGAAGACGAATATCCTGTTGACAAAATAGGAGAGCCGGAATGAATTACTACGGCGGCATTGATCCAGGGATGTCCGGCGGGATTGCAGTTTTGGATGAAAATGGCGATGTGATTCTGCTGGAGAAGTTTGCAAACTGTTCCGAACGGGATTTACTGGAGATATTTTGGAAAATCCCAGAGCGAACTTTTTTGGTGATTGAACGAGTCAGTGCAATGCCCAAACAGGGTATTGCCAGTACATTTCAGTTTGGGCTTCACTTCGGCTGTTTAATCGGGCTGGTGGCGGCACGGGAACTGCCGTATGAGTTTGCCACGCCGGGTAAGTGGCAGCGGGCAATGCGATGTCTGTCGAAAGGCGATAAAAACATCACAAAAGCCGCCGCCCAGCGGCTGTTCCCGAAATTCAAAATCACGCACGCCGTTGCCGATGCACTGCTGATAGCCGAATATGCCCGCAGAACGTATTCGAGGGAGTAAAAATGTTTAACAAACAACAGACAGACCCTCTTGCCGAACTGATAACAGATATACGGAGGATAAAGGAGGCGATTGGGAAAAAAGTCTTTCTCATTGATTCAGAATCAACCTTTTGCGGATGGCTGTATATCAGGATGTTCAATCTCTGTTATTATTGTGTGAGCAAAGACGGGGAACAAAAAGAGTTTACGTTGAGGGATGTTGATAAAATCCGAAAGACCGGAACAAAGAAGAAAGTTCGTTTCTGGCCTGCTGGAACGGCCCGAACTGCGATGAACGGGCAATGCTTCAGCAGGCCATTCTTGCCGAACAGACCGAACCAAATATTCCGCCCGACCCAAATTGGATTGAAGTCAAGTCAGCTGCTTTGCAGGGCTTCTGCAATAATTGGCTGAGGCGTACCCGGACAGAATGTATCGAATGCGTCTGGCAGCCGGGCGGAATGCGATTGATTGAAGACCCCAATCTTTGGCATACTATTCAGCCGGGTGTATCAAGAATGACTTTCTGGATGTACGACCCCAACGGAATCCGTATCCGGGACTGCTGGATATGGTATAATGAATATGACAGGAATCGGGATGGAATTGTAAACTTAAAGGATTGGGAAGGGAGGTGATGCCTATGGGGGCTTGAAAGCCCGTTTGCTATGACAGGTGCGAAGCGGTGTTTTATGTTCAGATGAAAAGAGAACAGCCCGCCGTTCGAGACAGCCCGGGCGGCGGGCGTTATTCAAGGAGAACAAGAATGAAAACCTTACCATTATTCATAATCCCGATTGTGATAATGATTGTCCTGCTCTCCGGCGGCTGCTCGATGCCGCAGAAAAACCTCGTAAAATATTTGGACGCCTCGATTGAATTCGCCAAAGCTGAAGCGGAGTATGAAGAGGCAATCTGTCTGGCGGAGGGGAAAGAGAAGTGCCAAACCGCTGAAAAGATTCTTGAATACGTAAAGAAGGCGGAATTGCTGCGAACTTTTTTGGAACAGCCGCTTGAAACGGATAAGATTGATTATCTGCTTGCTCTGACAGATGCGGTCATCGCCCAAATGGAGCAGGATGGCGAAAAGCCGGAATATATCCTGCGGGCCAAACAAATCCGGATTCTTTTGGAACTTTGTAAGACTGAGTAAAGGAGTATATAAATGGCTTTATGTCGAATCTGTGGATATGATGCCGACGCCGCTGAAAAAGACGGTGTCAAAAAAACATTTGCCGACAAGTTAATCCAACTGCGAAGCCGCTTAACACATACGGAGTTTCAGTTTTCAAGCCGATATAATAATATCTCTTTTTCATTTACAATGGCGGATGGCGTTAACGGCGCCCGGTTCAAAAACATCCGATACAGCCATCCGAACCGCTGGCTCTTCGCCAATATTCCGCTGGACAATGAGCAGGAGGATATTGCCTTCCTTGCGGCTTGTGTACTGGCTGGATTCTCTCTCAACTTCCAGACAGTTAAAAATTGGCTCCATTCGGAAATGATTCTGCTGAATCTGCCCGTTTGTTTATACTCCGACAAGCACTGGAAATATGATTTAATCGGCCTTCTGTCTTTCGCCGATGAAGAGCCATACAAAGGCAAAGATTCGAAACTCCTGAAGGTTATTCGCCCTGTTCTGTGGTCGTGGACGAAAATTGTTCAGCCGCACTCAAAACGGGCGTGGTGTTCGGAAGGATGTGCGATACTTTTGCAGGAATGTGAGGATGCTTTTAAATACAAGCCGGATACATTAACTCCGGACGGATTGATTCAGGCGGTACGGGAAATGTATAAGTAAAAAGGAGATTTTATGCATACTTTGGAAGAGTTTGAGGATGTTTTAAGAGAATTGTACAAAATATTTTGTCCTCTGCATCGAAGGATTTCGATAGAATATAATGGAGTAATATATAGAATTTCCATTTTTGTAGAATCCTCTTTGGAAGGAGAAAAAGAAATTATTGGGACTGGGTTCCGATTAAAAGATGCTTTAGAAGAAGTAGAGTTATCTTTAGAGAAATTGTGAGTTTGGTAAGGAAAGGATGGATAAAAACATAGAAATCCTCCCACTACCTCCATTGCGGACGGGCAGGTAAAGAAATCATCCTCTTTACCTGCCCTATTATAATGGAGAAGAAAATGATAAAAGAGTTATTTAGTCTTGTTTTTAAGGTTGTCCCAGATAAAAAGGATAATCGGGACTATTTATATCGAGAACACGAATCTTCAAAGATACAGATTAAGGATATTCCAAACACTGGTTCGACAGCAATGTACGATTCTTTGGCAAGGAATCAGGGGATTCGAGGAACTTGTGTTGCTTTTGCAACGGCTTCAGCAGGACAACAGATATTGAACAAGAATAGAGGGGTTCGAGATTCTCTTCTCTCTGTTGAATATATAAATGATTGGTGTGAGGAGAGAGATAATCACCCTCCGGAAGGAACCTATTTAAGATTAGGTGCAAAATATTTGCAAAAGGTCGGAGTTGGTCCAGAGGAGTTTGTATGGCCTTACAATCCGGAAAAGAGAACAAATCCGCCTGAAGGGGTAAAGAGTATAGATTGTTCCGGTTTTATAAAGGCCAAAGCGTATTATAGAGCATTTACAATTGAAGAAGTGTGTAAGGCCATTCATTTTGGATTTCCTGTTTTAATTTCGATTCCTATATTTAGTTATGCAATTCGTCCAAATACAAAAGTTTTTATGGTTCCTCCGTCTGATAAGGAAATATCTCTCGGATTGCACGCTGTGAAGGTTAGTGCTTATGATTTGGATGCACAGAGATTTCGATTTTTGAATTCGTGGGGATGGGATTGGGGAGATTGTGGATATGGATATATATCTTTTGGATATTTTGAGAAATTTGTAAAGGATATTTGGGTGATAGAGTTTTAGTCATATAAGAATATACTTCTATACATTCCACTTAACACCAGTGATAATTGTATCACTGGTGTTTTTATTTAAGATTTTTTAGGTCTTTTTTCGACAGGATTATTGAAATGGAGATATAATATATGGAACAGAGGTTTGAAAAAATAGTTTTTAACCTCCTTCCAAAGGGGGTTCGTTATGATAGGATAGGAAATAAAGAGTATAAAGTTGTTCCAACTGTTATGCTCACAGAAGGGGTACACTGTGGTTCCTGTGGACCTCTTTTTTATCCATCCGAAGAGTTAAGTAAAGTTCCGCAAGCGTGGAATCATAAACCTGTCCTTGTCTATCATCCAGACGAAAGTATCACAGCATGTACACCGGAAATCCTTTCCAAGCAGAGTATTGGAATTATTATGAATACTCGTTTCGAAAAAGGGAAATTGAAAGCAGAGGCGTGGTTGGATGAAGAAAGAATTTCTGAAGTGGATAACAGGATTGAAGAGGCCATTCGACTTGGGAAAACTCTTGAATTATCTACAGGTCTATATACAGATCTTGAACCAAAAGAAGGCGAGTGGAATGGGGAACATTATGTAGCAATAACACGAAATTATCGTCCAGATCATTTGGCTGTCCTTCCAGATGAAAAGGGGGCTTGTTCCATTGAAGATGGAGCTGGCTTTCTCCGATTGAATCAGCAGGGAGAAATTCAAAACGTAATTGGAGGAGTGGATATTACAGAAAATTATATTCGTTTGAGACAACGAGAACCGGAAGAGTTTAACAGAGATACTTTTGTTATTGTGTGGCTTTCGGAATCAAAAGGAATCAAAGCGGTTATGGGGAAATTGAAAGGGAAAGAGTCCGGACCGCTCGTAATACAAAGTTATTTATTTGTAAAAGAAAAATGGACAGTAGAGGAAGCAAAGAAGTGGGTAGAGGAACACAAAAAATCCGTAAAAAATTCGGATATGAGTTATTCCCAAATTTGGGAAGAAATAAACAATATAATTTCAAAGAAAAAGAATTTGCAGGAATTTGTTGTAGATATATTTGAAGAGTACTTTATATTTTCTAAAGATGGAGAATATTATAAGCAGCTCTATAATGTAAAAGATGGAAAAGTAGAAATAAAGGGAAGTCCTATTCCTGTAAAACGTGTTTTGGAATATCGTGAAGAAGTAAACAATATGAGAAAGGAACAAAAAATGGACAAATCAAAAATTGTGGATGAACTAATTTCGAATGAATTGACAAAATGGAAAGAGGAAGACCGAGACCTCTTGATGAATCTGGAGGAGTCTGTATTGGAAAAAATGACTCCGATTGTATCAGAAACAAAGAATGAAGAGGGAGAAAACACAACAAACGAGAAAAAGAAGGAGACGGAAACAAAAATGAATGAAAAAGTTGTGAATGAAAAGGAAAAGAAGAGTATGACAGCAGAGGAGTTTATTGCTCAGGCCCCTCCGGAGATTCAGGAGATTCTGAATGAAGGCCGTATGGCCGCTCAGGCGGAAAGGAATCGTCTGATTAAGACGATTATTTCCAATAAAAGGAATCCGTTCAAACAAGAGGAACTCCAGAAGAAGAGTCTGTATGAGTTGAGATGTCTGGCTTCTCTTGCATCTGAACCGGAGAAAAGCCGGGAGTTTTATGTAGGAGAATCCCCGACTGAAAATGTTCAGGAAGAGGGGTTAATTCCTGTTGTAATCAATTTTGAAAAGAAATCTTAATAAGGAAAGGAAATTAGAATGACTGTACGTAGAATTGAAAGAAAAGGGGAAATTCGATACGAGGAAGCGGTTGTTGCCTCCTTTAAGCTCTACCCCGGGATGCTGGTAAAATTAAACAGTTCAGGAAAATTGATTGCTCATAATGTAGAAGGAGGATATGCGGAACGGTGTGTTCTTCTTGAAGATGCTCTTCAGGGGAAAACAGTAAATGATGCTTATACGACTGGAGCGGTTGCTTCCTATGCCGTTCTTACTCCCGGTTCGGAATTCAATGGTTTATTGAAAATGGGACAGAATGTAGGAATTGGGGATTATCTGATTAGTGCCGGGGATGGGACATTCAAAGCCCTTTCAGGAGCCACCTCTTCTGATGCTGTCCGGCAGGTTATTGCAGTGGCTGTGGAGGCAGTTAATGCTTCTTCTGCCAACACACTTTGCGCTATGAGAGTTCTGTAAAATTACAAATGAAAGGAAATAAAAATGGAAGGAATTGATGTACTCTCTATTAACAACGGAGCGATTTCCGCTTACGGCGGGGTTGCTGAATACCTTGTGAAAAACGGTTTGAATCCTTATCTTCTCCGTCCGTTTATCGGGGCCGGTGGAAAATCCTATGTGATGATGAATGAAAATGGAAAATTAGTTCCGAAAGTCATCAAAAACGACGCCACTCTTCGAAAAGATGAATGGATTCATATTGATAAGGCAATTACACGGGCGGCGGAACCCCGTTTGAAATTTGTGGCTGACGTTCGAGGGGCCGGTTTGACCTATACAATTCCCAATGGAATGGGAAGCACATCTCTTCTGACGGAACGGATGAGTGATGCCGGAGAAGCGGAAATCAGTATGGATGGGCGTCGGCAGGGACCGAATGATCGTCCTCACGTGGATTATGTTAATTTGCCCCTCCCGATTGTCCACGCTGATTTTAATTTCTCTGCTCGTCAATTGGCTGCTTCCAGAAACGGCGGTTCTCCTTTGGATACGACAATGGGAGAACGAGCTGCTCGAAAAGTAGCGGAAAAGATTGAGAAGTTGTCTTTGGGTGTTCTGGATAAGTACACTTATGGCGGCGGGACTATCTATGGGTTGACGAATTTTGATGCGCGTTCTCTGTCAACCATTACAAATCCCACTACATCCTCTTGGACTCCTGCAACAACGGTGGCAGAAGTTCTTGAAATGAGGCAGAAGTCAATCAACAAACACTATTACGGACCGTGGATGTGCTATATGGGAGTCGGCTGGAATCGCTTTCTGGATGAAGACTACAAGGCCCTGTCGGACATCACTCTGCGTGAGCGATTGAAAGCCCTTGATGGGATTATTAATGTTCGAACACTGGATTATCTCAGTGGGTATCAGATTGTTCTTGTTCAGATGACTTCAGATGTGGTCCGAATGGTTGTCGGAATGGAAATTATGACGCTCCAGTGGCCGTCCGGCGATGGATTGGAAATGAACTTCAAAGTGATGGCTATCATTGTTCCGCAATTTCGAGCGGACTATAATGGCAATACGGGAATTGTTCACGGTTCTCCTGTCGCCTAAAATGAGAGTTAAAAGTGGAAAAGGACTGGATATGTATCGCCATCGTGTTCTTTGCAGTAGTTTCTTTCTGTCTGAATTGAATCAGGAATACAAAAAAGGAGACATTTTTGATTTCCCAAGGGATTTAAGTTCTGTTTTCAAAAATGCTTTTGAAACAGAATATATTCCGGACGAAATTAAATCTGTTCCGGAGGAAACAAAAAACAAAATCAATGAATCTCCGGAACCTTTTATCGCCGGGGGGAATGAATCGTCTCCTTCATCCCCCCCTTATGTTATAACAGAAGAAACAGATGCTTCAGATGAATTTCCGGAACTGAAAGACAGAACGGACGTTCAGATTAAGAAGGTTGTAATTGTAGGACGAAGCGGAAGAGGAAAAATCAAATATCGAGTCCTTCGGACGGCTACAGGAAAAGTCCTGAACCGCTCTTTTCTTACAAAAAAGAAGGTTCCAAAGTTTGTTGCTCTTTTGGAGAGAAAATGATTACAATCCCTCCAATCTGGAAAGGAGAGGAGGCATATATAATCGGTGGAGGACGTTCTCTCAAAGACAATGAGTTTGACTTTTCTCTTCTTCGTGGAAAAAATACCATAGGATGCAATAGTGCGTTTCTTCTTGGAGAAGAGATTTGTAAAGTCTGTATCTTTGGAGATTATGTCTGGTTTCTCAGATTTCGGGAACAGTTAAAATCTTATAAAGGGAAAATCTATACCAGTTTGGCTTCTTTGGAATCTGAAAACATTCCTTGGATAAATATCGTAAAACGATACGAATCCGGAATCCATACAGACGGTCTTGGATGGAATGGGAATACTGGATTTAATGCTATCAATCTGGCTCTTCTTTTTGGAGCACAAAAGATATATCTGCTTGGGTTTGATATGTACCTACGAGAAGAAGGAAAACCAAACTGGCACGACCAATCCTTTGAAAAGCCGAATCCGGCTGTTTACCGAAAGTTTCTGTTTTATCAGAACATCATAAAAAGGGATATAGACAAACTTTTCCCAGATGTGGAAATCCATAATGTTTCCGACGGTTCCAGTCGATTAACAGCATTTCCTGTTTTGGATTATAAAGTTTTTTGTGAACGACTGAAATGTTCTCTTTATTCCTGTTAATGATGAAAAAGAAAAGTAAAATCCTGTTTTGTCTTCTTCCTGTTTTTTTCGGATGTTCCGACAGGATTTACTATAAACGAGAAACATTTTTGAATGGGGAAATTCAGGAAAGAATTGTAATTCAATATTCTCAAAATGCAGGGGATTCTGTAAAAAAGGATATTTATGCGGAAATAGACGGAAATATTTTGTCTGTTGGAGAATCCGGAAAAACAATGGGTGATTTTTATAAAATGTGGAAAACAATGACTCCGCAAATTCTCCAGTTTTTAATGTTTCCGGAGATATAAATGCCTATACGTACAACAGAAGAAAAAGTACGTGAGATTATTGAAACAGACTCTTCTATTAAATTAGAACCATTTATTCAGTCTGCCAGTACTTTAGTAGATAGATGCTGTGCAGATAAAGATTATACAGAAACGGAATTAGAACTAATAGAAAGATGGCTTGCTGCACATTTTTACTGTATTCGTGATCCAAGAACTTCTTCTGAATCAGTGGGGACTGTAAAAGAACAATATCAATATCAAGTGGGACTGCATTTGGACGTTTCTGTGTATGGACAAACAGCAATGGTATTGGATTATTATGGAGGATTGGCGGCATTAAATAAATCGATTGAAAATGGCGGGACTGGAACTGCGTGGGTGAAGTGGATGGGAAAAGATGAATAAGGGGTCGATATGGATGCTACATTTCGTTTAGCTGAATTTTTACAGATGTACGGCGGATGGGGGCTCTCCTCCATTTTTGCTTTTGTCGTAATTTATCTTTATCTGGATTTTAGAAAAGTTGTAAGAGATAAAGATGAGTTAATTTATAAATTGAATGAACAACATCATAAAGAGATTGTGGATGTTGTAAAGGAATGTGTAGGTGTATTGACTTCTGTAAACGAATCTTTGGAAAGATGTGAGCAGAGACAAAGGAGATAATATATGTGTTCTGCTTTGCAGTTCTTTTTTGAATATGGACGAAAGTTCCGGATGAGCCGAAATTCTGGCAGTTTTGTCATTATTGATTGCTGTAATACCATTTCTTCTATGCTTTCTTACAACATAGAAAGTATATGGGGACAACCAACATATTCTTTTCAGTCTGTTTTTGAAGCAAAACAGTTTATCTTTCAAAATTACGTAAAGTGTGTAATTTTGAATATGGATTTGGAGGGAGCATTAGAGTTATTGGAATTGATTGACAAGGAATTTCTGCATATTGTTTGTATTGTTTATGGAGGAGATGAGGAGAATCTTCGAAAAACAGCGGAAAAACATAATCGGATTATTGTTATCTGTAATTCCAGCAATGCTATATCTCTTCTCGATTCAATTTTAAATAAAATGAAAATTATGGAGAAAACGGCTTGAGTCTTATTCAAAAAATGATGAAACAAACAGCCGTATACTGGCCTTTTGAATCCTATGATTCAGACGGAACTCCTTTGTATGGTTCTCCAACAGAAATTATTTGTCGATGGGAGGAAACTCATCAGGAATACATTGCCCCAAATGGAGATAAAAAAGTTTCCAAATCTATTGTGTATGTTCCAATGGATACTCCTGTAAAGGGAATGTTGTGTCTTGGAACTATTGAAGAACTGGGTTCCAGCGAGCCCTTCAGTAATCCGGAAACTTGGGAAATTAAACAATTTGTGAAACTCCCAAATCTTCGAAATACAGAGGTTTTAAGGATTGCTTATCTATGAAGATTGGAATCAGGGGAATCAGTGAGGTTAAAGGAAACCTCAAGAGAGTAGATAAAAATATGGAGAAAGGAGTTGCAGTCGGTCTGAAAAGAGGCGGTCTTTTGATTCAGAGAGAATCCCAAAAAATTGTACCGGTTGATACAGGAAATCTTCGAGCAGGTGCTTTTACACGAGCAGTGGGGACGGGAATGAGAACAGTTGTATCTGTAGGATATACGGCTTATTATGGCCCATTTGTACACGAAAATCTGCAAGCACGACATAAACCGGGAAAGCAGGCAAAGTTTTTGGAACGTCCTGTTCGAGAACATTATCAGGATGTTGTAGATATTGTGGCTAAAGCAGTAGGAGTTGCTATTCCTGTTGGGATTTCCGGAATCCATTTAACATTTAAGACTCGAAAGGAAGCGGAAAATGAATGAAGTTTTTCTTTCAAACCGTTATTCAAACATTTATCCGATGGCATTATCTCCGGATGTTCTTTTTGATAAAAATGTTTCGAATAATGGATATACAAGATGGGTGAAGTGTTCCGGTGTGAATGCAAGAAAAGTATGGGATGTTTCAGCATCTCAACTATCTTCTACTGCTGCTTGGAGTAATACGGCTGTTAATATGATAGACAGAAAAACCGGAACAGATGCCGGTCTTTTGGATGCTTTTGAAATTGTTATTCCTTCCGGAGTGGAGGAAGGATATTGGATGGTATCTGCTTATGAAAAAACTGGTTCAACAGCTGCAAGGACAGATGAATGTTTGTGGACACTGATTTTTCTGATTGGAAGCAATCAAAAAATTCTTGGGATTTGGAGTATTCCATAAATGGAATATCGATTAAAAATCACATTAGAAAGACCTGATGGTTTTTTTGATGGTTATTACCTTCCTTACGAAACCGAATACAATGGGTTTCCAGTATGGAAGAAACCCTCTCAATACAATACATATTTTGTATATCGAAGCGGTTCAAGATGGTATATTTGTTATTATTTAGGAGGACACACAAGTCCTATCCCGCATTGGTACGTGGAATCAGAAGAAGTAGAAGGTGTTTATACTCCCAATCATTATGCGGAGGGGATGGGATATGCAACGGTAGTAAAAGAGGGGGTTCCTCTGTATGATACTCTTCTTGTTAGACAAGCGGGTTCCGTAGAGGTTTCCCCTTATGTAATAGGGAAGTATTCTTATGTAGGATTGGATGAAGATGCATTTAATCCTTACTGGACAAGAGAGGGAGTAAAAATTCAATGGTCCATTCTTTATGATAAATGGTGGATTTACTATCTGAATGGAGAGAAATACTGTTATTGGCTTGGAAATAGTTCCTATTGGGATGGTCCTATTGGATATTTTATTCCTGCTGGTTCGGAAGGTGGAATAAATATTTCCGGCGAATTAGTTGTTTCTGCCTATTCTGGACCTGTTTTTGATAAAGTACTCCAGCACACTCCTGCACATATTTTTCAAAGACTTCTGATTCAGAATGGATTTGGAAGCAATCCTTCTGATTCTACTGGAAATACTCCTATTTATGTTTCTTTTCTTCCGGATGATGTAAATGAAGGAATTGCTTTGTATAATACAGTTGGAATTGGTGAGGAGAAAGATTCAAGCGGAGAACAAGTAGAGCATTATGGGGTTCAGATAAGAATTCGTTCCGGAAAAGAAAAAGACGGATGGCTTCTTGGGCATTCTATTAAAAAATGGTTAGACAGTATAATGTGGAAGGAGATAGAGATAGACAATACGATTTATTGGATTATGTCTGTTCGATGCGGATTGGTTAATTCTCTTGGAATTGAACCGGAAACGAAAAGAAAGTTTATATTTACCATAAATGTTGTGGCAACAATCAAAATGGAAACCTTTGTATTTTGAAAGGATAGAAAGATGGCTCGTATTGATGATGGGTTTGGTGCTCTGATTTCGTTTGGAAGCAACAGTGCCGCTCCTTATATCTGGGAAAAAGGGATTACTCCTCCGGGTGTGGATGGAGGGGATGCTGTAGAGACGACAACTCTGCGAAACAGCGTTTGGAGGACAATGAGTCCCAGAAAACTGAAAACATTGACTCAGATTGCGTTTCGGGCTGCATATGATCCTGCTGTCTATGAAAGTATTTTAAGTCTGATAAATGTAAATCAGGAAATTACAATTACATTTCCAGACAATACAACATTGAAGTTTTGGGGATGGCTGAAGAACTTTACACCGGGAGAACTTTCTGAAGGAACTCAGGCGGAAGCGGAATGTGTAATTGTTCCTTCAAATCAAAATAATAGTGGACAAGAAGTTTCTCCAACTTATTCTGATTAACATACTTGTAAAAGGAAAGGACTGAAAATGCCGTTAGAGTTTTCTTTGAAACTGGAAGAAATTCCTGTAAAGTTAATAACTTCATCAGGACAGGTAAAAGAGTACAAGTTGATTGAAATGGATGGGGAAAGAAGAGGGGCTTACACAGAGGCATCCTCCTCCCTGATGGAAGTAGAAGACGGAAGAGTAAAGAAGATTCTTTCTTATAAGAAAATGGATGTTCTTCTTCTTTCCTACTGTCTTTTTGGACCTGATGGGAAACTGGTATCGGAAGAGGAACTTCTTTCCTATCCTGCTTCTGTTCTTGAGCAACTGCGGAAAGAAGCCAGAAAATTGAATAAACTGGATGAAGAAGACAGGCAAAAAATAAAAAACGAATGAGAGGTGAGATGTACTGGTGGTTTCGACTGGCATCTCACCTTCATTTGCCTGTTTGGGAATGCAGAAAAAGAGTGCCTTCTTCGGAGTTTGAATGCTGGAAAGTTTATTTGGAAAAGAAAGAGGAGGAAGTTTCAAAACTGGACTATTATCTTGCCGGTATATGGTCGGAGATTGTTCGAACTCACGTAAAAAATCCGGAGAGAATCCATTGGAAACAGTTTCTCCCTGTGTGGAAACCAACTGCTGTAAAACAGGACGTTAAAAAAAGCAAGAAATTATGGCTGCAAATATTTGGAATCAAAGAGAAAGATAAAAAATGAGTGTCCGAATAGATGCCGGAAGTGTTGTTTGCTACATTGAAGGAGACGGAAGCGGCTGGAAAAGGGAACTTGATGCCGCTGTAGATAATATGAACAAGTTCCAGCGGGAGATTTCCGGAATCCAAAGGGCTCTTTTTCAAAACTTTGCAACAATTGGAAAAGAAACGTCCAATCGAATTCGAATGCAGTTGGAATGGCAGGAACAATTAGAGTGGGAGAAGTTTCAGGCAACTCATTCAAGGAAGGAAATTGAACTCCGTGAAATGGAGATGTATTATGCAGAATTAAGGAGGATGTTTAAAGACCATCAACAAATGCTCACACAAATCAATGAGACAGAAGCGGCAAGGAGGGCAGAGATTGAGAAAAAATACAAAGAATCCTTTAATCCAATGGCTCATTTGGGTATTGTCCGTTCTTACCTCCGTGCCGCTGGTGTTCTTTATACTATTTCTTCTGTTTCCAATTCTATTGAAGAAGCACACAGGGCTCTTCGTAAAGGGGAAAGTTCTTTGTATGCTTTTGTAAGGGCCCTCCCGATTGTAGGCAGGATTGCTGAAAACTTTACAGAACTGATAAAAGAAGTGAGTGGATTTAATGAACAGATGGAAAGGGCAGAGGAGCACTTAAAGAGAATAAACTTCTTAAATCAGATGTCTGAAGAACTGATTGGAAGACGAGAAAAAGCCCGTTCTTATATAGATGTTGATCCGGAAATAGAAGAGTTAAACAGAAAGCACGAGGAAAACCTCAGTCTACTGAAGAAAAGACGAGAGGAAATAAATAAACTCTATCCGGACATAGAAGGCAAATTAAAAGAGCTGGAGGAAAAGAGAAAAGAAATCCTCTCCATTCAGGCGGTTGATCCATCTGTTCTTCGAATGCAGGGAATGATTATAGCACAATTGGGAAAGAAGATAGAAGATTTAACAAACGCCAAATCTGAACTACTTCAGATTGATAAACTAATCAATGAAGAGATGAAAGTATATAATGAAGAGATAAAAAAGATAAATGAAAAGAAAATTATTGATTTTAAAAACAAATTAGAAGAGCAGATTAGAGCATTAACCTTAAATGAAAAAGAAATGCTCTACTATGAAGCATCTCTTCTCAAAATGAATAGTGCTCAAAGAGATTCTGTTTATCAGTTAATAGAAACAATAGAGCGGTTAAAAGAGGAAAGAAACGCCAGAGCGGAAAATGCAAGAGCCGTTCAGCTTCAGCGGGAAGCCCTAAAACAGTGGGCGGAATCTGCAATGAAGTCTTCAATGACTCCAATGCAGAATTATCAGGAAACTGTAAAGAAAGCAAACGAAGCAGTAAAGGAAGGGATTCTTACACAGCAGCAGGCATTGGAAATTATTCGGAGAGAATGGAATGATACGTGGAGAGAGATGAATCGAGAACTTCTTGATTTTGTAGAACAGATAGCAAGAGAAATGAAAACCCCTCAACAGGAACTTTTGGAGATTCAGCAGAAAATCAATCAGGCCGTTCAGCAGGGATTGATTACTCAAAAAGCGGGATATGAATATCTTGCAAAGAAAAGAGAAGAAATAACAAAACAAATGGACAGAGATATTATTTCTTTTTCTGAACAAGTAAAGAAATCTCTCAAAACTCCGCTGGAGGAACTGGAAGAGTACAGAAAGAATCTGGAAAAGGCGGTAGAAAAAGGATACTTAACACGGGAAGAAGCAGAAAAAGCATATCGAAAGGAATATGAAGAAACACAAAGGAAAATGAGAGAGAAAGAAAGAGAAAACTTGCAGGAAGGTAGTTTTCGCTCCCTTACCGGATGGCAGTCCATCTCCGGTATATCTATTCACGGGATAGAATCTCTGTCCTTTAAGCAGGAAAGAACAAATCAGATATTGGAAAGAATAGAAAGAAATACAAGAATGGACAATCGGACTACAGTAAATTGAGGAAAATATGGGTGTTATTGTTTCAGATATTATAGAAGGAAGTTCTGTTCGAAAAACACGAGATGGTTGGTACATTACTCGTGTGATTCTTGTTAAAGAACTTTCTGGAGAAGGAATGGAGAAAATAAAAAATGCTGTAGAAAATACTTCTGGAGTGCCTTCTATTGGAGATGTGCATCCGGTATTTTCTGATACATTCCTTCGAGAAATTGAACCAAGAATCATAGACAGTGATAATGTTTCTCTGTTTCTTACATATGAACCAAATCCATATAACCATATTGAATACGAAGTCGGAGCAGATGCTGTTTCTGTAGAATCCAATACAGATGTGAATGGAGAAGACCTTTGGGTGGAGTATACATATCCATCAAATTATCCGGATGAAAAATATGCCGGATTAACGGACAGACAAGGCATTATTTATTCAAGACTTGTTCCGGACAAAACTTTTACAGTCCGAAGAAGAATGATGATAACCAGAGCTGATTTAATGGAAATGATAGACGAATATCAAAACCATGTAAATGCTTCTGGGTGGAGTATGGATATGAGTGCTCCAGCTGGTTCTTGGTTGTGTACAGAAATACGGGGAAGAAATGACCCTATCGGCGGATATTATGCCGTATCTTTTACATTCAAGAAAAGACAACCGTTCAAGAGAGGAAATACAGTTTATCCTGGTTGGGCGGACACTTTTGTTTATATCGATCCAAATACAGGAAAACCTCCTCCTCCGGAGGAGTGGGGGGAAAACACAATAAAAGTCATTATGAATTATCCAGAAGCGGATTTTGATGAACTCGATTTGGATTAAACATGTTTAATGTTAAAGAATTAGAAAGACGAATTTCCGTGTTGGAAAGACGATTTCTTGCAAAAGAAAGTCAAAATCCAACTACAGAGATTTTGAGAGTTCTGAATCGAGTACGATGGAGGC